TGGTGTTTGGGGAATACGCCCGGCTGAATTTCCCGCAGGCCGGAAAGCGAGGACGCGGGCGGCATGGCTAAAAGGCATAAGAAGTCCCCGTTCATGCTGCCAACCTCCCATTATGACAAGGCGCGGGCTGACCACGCCGTGAATTTCATCCAGTCGCTCAAACACACAAAGGGCATATGGGCGGGCCAGCCCTTCCTGCTGTTCGACTGGCAGGAGACCATTATTCGGGACTTGTTCGGGACGATCAAGCCTAACGGATACCGCCAGTTTAATACCGCGTTCGTGGAAATCTGCAAGAAGGCGGGCAAGAGTGAGCTGGCCGCCGCCGTCGCGCTGTATATGCTCGCCGGGGACGGCGAGGAAGGCGCTGAGATATACGGCTGCGCGAATGACCGCCAGCAGGCCAGCATCGTATTCGACGTGGCGAAGGACATGGTGCTGCAATGCCCGGCGCTGTTGAAGCGCGTGAAAATCGTGGAAAGCCAGAAGCGCATCGTCTACCTCCCCACCCGTTCCATCTACCAGGCGCTGTCCTCGGAGGTCGCCTCGAAATACGGTTACAACGTCCACGCCTGCATCTTCGACGAACTGCTGGGCCAGCCGAATCGAAAGCTGTTTGACGTAATGACCAAGGGCTCCGGCGCTGCCCGAAAGCAACCGCTCAATTTCGTCATTACCACAGCGGGCAGCGATAAAAACTCCATCTGCTACGAGGTACACTCAAAGGCCGTAGACATACTGGAAAGCCGCAAGCATGACCCGACCTTCTATCCCGTCGTGTATTCCATTCCGAATGAAGCCGACTGGACAGACCCGAAGGTCTGGAAGGCCGTCAACCCGTCCCTCGGCAAGACCGTGGATATTGATTACTACAAGGCGGCCTGCGCGTCGGCGCAGCAGAATCCCGCCGAGGAAATGCAGTTTCGTCAATTCCACCTGTGTCAATGGACGAACGCGACCACGCGCTGGATGCCGATGGACAAGTGGGACGCCTGCGCGTTTCCCGTCGATCCCGAGCGCCTGCGCGGGCGGCTGTGCTATGGCGGGCTTGACCTTTCCAGCACCACGGATATTATGGCCTTTGTGCTGGTATTCCCGCCCGAGGACGAGGACGGAAAATACGAGATTCTGCCCTTCTTCTGGCTGCCGGAGGATTCCATTGATCTGCGCGTCAAGCGGGATCATGTGCCTTATGACATATGGCAGCACGATGGCCTGGTGTATACCACCGAGGGCAATGTGATCCACTATGGCTTCATTGAGGAATTCATTGAAGAACTCGGCACCCGGTATCACATCGCGGAAATCGCCTTTGACCGCTGGGGCGCGGTTCAAATGACGCAGAACCTGGAAGGGCTGGGTTTCACCGTGGTGCCCTTCGGCCAGGGCTACAAGGATATGTCGCCGCCCACCAAGGAATTGATGAAACTGGTCTTGGAACAGAAAATCGCCCACGGCGGCCACCCGGTACTTCGCTGGATGGTCGATAATGTCACCATACGCACCGACCCGGCTGGGAACATCAAGGCTGACAAAGAGAAATCCACCGAGAAGATAGACGGGGCTATTGCCACCATTATGGCGCTGGACAGAGCCATCCGGCATGAGGGCGAAGGTTCCTCTGTGTATGATGAGAGAGGACTCCTGTATATTTAAAAGAGCTGCCTTTTGGCAGCTCAGTTGGCATATTTACTTTTTGGGTTTGCCTGATTTGTTATTGGTAGGATCATTCATAACATAACCCATACCAGGCTTCGGAGTAGGCGGCATCGGCTCACCTTTTACCACGGTGACTTCTTTTCCAGTATTACCACCGCGAGGCCCAATGACGCCGTACTGTCCCGAAGCAGGTGCCTTCTCGCCAGGGCGCAAACTCATAGGCATTTACCTCCTTTCTTTGTTTATCAGCACTCGCTATTAGTGAGTGCTGATAAAATAGTAACATATACTTCCTTCTGTAGTCCTTATGTATAAGTAAAGGGGCGATTAAATTTGAACATATTCAGTATATTATTCCGGGCGCGGGACAAGCCCGGCAGCGTATCCAACGCGCTGAACGGCAGCGCCTATTCCTTCTTCTTCGGCGGAACGGCTGCGGGCCAGGCCGTCAACGAGCGTACCGCCATGCAGATGTCGGCGGTATACGCCTGTGTGCGGATACTCTCCGAGGCTGTCGCCGCGCTGCCCTTGCACTTCTACAAGTACAACGCTGCGGGCGGCAAAGAGAAGGCGCTGGATCATCCGCTGTACGCGCTGCTCCACGACGAGCCCAACCCGGAAATGTCGGCCTTCTCCTTCCGAGAGACCCTTATGACGCACCTGTTGCTTTGGGGCAACGGCTACGCTCAGATCATCCGAAACGGGCGTGGCGATGTGGTGGCGCTGTACCCGCTGATGCCGGATCGCATGACCGTGGATCGGGATGCCCGAGGGCGTATGTATTACGAGTATACCCGCTCGGATTCCGACGCCAACACCCTGGGAAAGAAGTCCTCTGTGCTGCTACTGCCGGAGGACGTTTTTCATATCCCTGGCCTGGGCTTCGACGGCCTCGTCGGCTACAGCCCGATTGCGATGGCGAAGCGGGCCGTGGGCCTGGGGCTGGCCTGCGATGAATATGGGGCTTCCTTCTATTCCAATGGCGCTCAGCCCGGCGGAGTTTTGGAGCATCCGGGCGTCGTGAAAAATCCGCAGCGCGTGAGGGACTCCTGGAACGCGATTTACCAAGGCGCGAAGAACGCCCACAAGGTCGCCATCCTTGAAGAAGGAATGTCCTATAAACCGATCAGCGTCAATCCTCAGGAGGCGCAATTCCTGGAAACGCGCAAATTCCAGATTGATGAAATCGCCCGGATATTCCGCGTCCCGCCGCACATGGTCGGGGATTTGGACAAGAGCAGCTTTTCCAATATTGAACAACAGTCCCTGGAATTTGTCAAGTATACCCTGGCTCCCTGGATTGCCCGCTGGGAGCAGACGATCCATAGAACACTGTTGCTGCCCTCGGAGAAGGCCCGGTATTTCGCCCGGTTCAATGTTGAGGGCCTGCTGCGGGGCGACTACCAGTCGAGGATGAACGGTTACGCCGTGGCTCGGCAGAACGGCTGGATGAGCGCCAACGACATCCGGGAATTGGAGAACCTTGACCGCATTCCGGCAGAGGCCGGAGGCGATCTGTACCTCATTAACGGGAACATGACCAAATTGGAGGACGCCGGGCTTTTCGCCGGTGATCCGTCGACCAACCCAAAGGAGGCTGATACATGAAGCGGTTCTGGAATTGGGTGCGGAACGAAGGCAATCCCCAGGAGCGCACCTTGCGCCTGGAAGGCGCGATTGCCGAGGAATCCTGGTTCGATGATGAAATCACGCCCAAGGTATTCCGGCAGGAGCTGTTCGCCGGGGACGGCCCGATAACCGTGTGGATCAACTCGCCGGGCGGCGATTGCGTCGCGGCGGCGCAAATCTACAACATGCTGATGGACTACCCGCACGACATTACCGTCAAGGTGGACGGCATCGCCGCGAGCGCGGCCAGCGTTATCGCTATGGCCGGGACACGAGTCATTATGACGCCGGTAAGCCTGATGATGATTCACAACCCCCTGACCGTCGCTATGGGCGACAGTGAGGAAATGCGCAAGGCGATCCAGTTGCTGGACGAGGTGAAGGAAAGCATCTTGAACGCCTATGAGATCAAGACGGGAATGTCCCGCGCTCGCCTGTCCCACCTGATGGACGGGGAAACCTGGATGAACGCAAAGAAGGCCCTGGAACTCGGCTTTTGTGATGAAATCGCTTACCAGCCGAACGCCGGGCTGGACGCGCCGGAGGATAGCTTCACCTTCTCCCGCCGCGCCGTCACCAACTGCCTGATGGACAAGCTCCGCGCCCGAATGCCGGAGCGTGACAAGCCTGAACAGACCGACCCTGTAAACGCGACGCCTCCGAAGCCGGACGCCTCGCGTGTTTTTGTTTCGGACGATGATCCGAAGCTGCAGCTCATTAAATATCAACTTTTATGGGAGGGTTTTCCACATGACTAAGATTCTTGAAATGCGCGCTCGCCGCGCCCGCCTGTGGGATGCCGCCAAGGCATTCCTGGATACCCACCGCGCCGAGGACGGCACCATGACCGCCGAGGACAGCGCCACCTACCAGAGGATGGAGGACGAGGTTATCAACCTCGGCAAGGAGGTCGAGCGCATGGAGCGCCAGGCTGCCATCGACGCCGAGATGAATCTGCCCGTCAACCGCGCCATCACCACGCGCCCGGACGCCACGGTGAACGCCGAGGCCAACAAGCCCGAGAAGAAGGGTCGCGCCTCCGACGAATACCGGGAGAACTTCTGGCGGGCGATGCGGGCCAAGTCCGTGTCCCACGAGGTCTACAATGCGCTGACCATCGGCACTGACTCCGAGGGCGGCTATCTCGTGCCGGACGAGTACCAGCGCACCCTGATCGACGCCCTGCAGGATCAGAACATCTTCCGCTCCCTGGCCCACGTCATCACCACCAGCTCCGGCGACCGCAAGATTCCCGTCGTGGCGAGCCATGGCACCGCCGCCTGGATCGACGAAGGCGGCCAGTATCCCGAGAGCGACGACGCCTTCGGCCAGGTATCCATCGGCGCTTACAAGCTGGCCACGATGATCAAGATTTCCGAGGAACTGCTGAACGACAGCGTCTTCGACATGCCCTCGTATATCGCCCGCGA